ATGCGATACCCTAAGCGGGCCGCGATTGGCGGCGACACTTTGGGAAACTGATTATGCAATTACTCGACACGCGGGGCGCAAACCCCAAACTGAAAAAGACGGCGGAACTCGGGAACGTGTTTGGCTCATTTCGTTACGCGGGCTTATCGCTTTATCCCGACGCGGAATTGTGCCCAGCATCTAAGGCGGCAGGGTGCGCTGACACTTGTTTGGCGGATCAAGGGCGCGGGCGGTTTGATAACGTGCGCGAAGCGCGCCAGCGGAAGGCGGCATTCTTTCGCGATGATCGCGCGGCTTTTCTGGATCAACTGCACCGCGAGCTATCCAACTTTGGAAAGCTTTGCGAGCGCGAGGGGCGGCGCGGCGTGGTGCGGCTTAACGTTCTGTCCGATGTCCGTTGGGAAATGCTCGGCATACCGCAAGCGCATCCCAATCTTTTTATGCTGGACTATACAAAGCGCGCGGATCGGCTTTGCAAAACGCCCGATAATTACCGGTTGATTTTCAGCTATAGCGGGCGGCCCCAGTACCGCCGCCAAAATGAAAAAGCATTGGCGACCGGCTTACCGATTGCGGTTGTATTTCGCGGCGGCTTGCCTGCTAAGTTTCTCGGGCGTCGCGTGATAGACGGGGATCGCTCCGACTATTTGAACGCAACCGAGGGAACTGGGTGCATTGTCGGACTAACCGCGAAGGGTAGCGCGCGGCGGGATCGCACCGGCTTTGTAGTGGATAACCCCGACTTGATCGGGACCGACTGAAACCAACCCCGCTCCGGCGGGGTTTTTTTTTGGCCGCGTATGCGATACCCTGCCGGTGCGGTAATGATGCCGCGACACTTTGGGAATTGTTTTATGTATGGCAAATTTGAAAATGAATTGGAAACCGTAGGCGTAGCGCAGACGCGTTGCTATGAATTAGCCCGCGCCGCCGATCGTATTCATACGGCTGTCTGCGCGCTGGATATCAGCAACCGCGAGAGACTCGCAAAGCATTACCCTGCCTTCCTGCAATTAGCGGAAGAGTTCGCAAGCTTCGACGAAACGCTACTGGCGGACATGGGCGTGAAGTTCAAGCGGGCGAAGGGGGCGAAGTCATGAGCGGAACCCCGTTAGAGCAGTTGCAGTTTCATTTGCAGTTTATGGGCGTTATGGCCATGGCGGGCCGCGCCGATGAAGCCGACGAGCAATACCGCAAAGCCCAGCGCCTACTGGCGGAGATGATCAAAGCCGAGCGCGCCGCCGCCGATCAGTAGCGCCCGCCGCCGATTCGATAGCCCGCCTCAAGCGGGCTTTTTTGTGCCCGCCGCCGCTGACAAAAGTTGTATGCGCCTGGCTGCATACGGTTTGGCTCAACCGTGCGGGCTAGGCGTTCAAGTAATTTGTGAGCATTGCGCCGTAAGCGATCCGGTAACACGTGGCGCGGGGGCCGCGCCCCGCGCGCCCTGCCGAACGTACCGCGCCCCGTGGGCACTGGGCCGCCGCCCGTGTCCGGTTTCCTGCCCCGCCGCGTATCCGGTCTGGGCTTCTAACTGCCTTAAATGTGCCTTTACGTCAGTTGACCGAGGGACCCGTGGGACCCAGTCGCGGAGCGCGTCATCGCTGGCGTTCAGCGCGGCCCGTGGCGCGCGATCCGCGAGGCGCGGCGGCGGCCCGGCGAGCGGCATCAAGGTGCATGTTTTTCACAAACAATACTGAGATAAAACGATACGAGTTTGAAAAAACCCGTAAATGGGAAGAAAGGTAACACTTTGTGTTACCGTGATACGAAAAGTAACACTTAGGAGTCCCGAAGCCCAAAAATTTATAAAAAAATTTCAAACCTACGGTGTCTTATATGCTTTAATAGTTTTCTGTAATTAGAAGAGCGTCCTATATGTCAGTTGAGCGCATTTCAGATGAGGAAGCCGAAGAGAAAATTCTGAAGCTTGAGTACCGTTTGGCGCAGATTGAGCGGGTCGAAGCGTGTCAGGACAACTTTTTGAGCTTTGTCCGTTCGATGTGGCCCGAGTTCATTGCCGGTAGGCATCATCGAATCATGGCCGAGAAACTTGAACGGGTGGCCAAGGGCGAACTAAAGCGCCTGATTATCAATATGCCCCCTCGACACACCAAGTCTGAGTTCGCAAGCTTTCTGTTTCCCGCTTGGATGATCGGGAAAAAGCCTTCGATGAAGATTATTCAGGCGACTCACACCACTGAACTGGCGGTCAACTTTGGTCGAAAGGTCAAAAACCTGCTTGAGCGCGAGGATTATCTTGAGATATTCCCCGAAGCCGCCCTGTCGGCGGACTCAAAGGCCTCTGGTCGGTGGGACACGGCCCGTGGAGGAATGTATTACGGCGTGGGGGTTGGCTCAAACTTGGCGGGTCGTGGTGGTGATTTGATCATTATTGACGATCCACACTCTGAGCAGACGGCGATGTCGTTAAATGGCTTTGATGATGCGTGGGATTGGTACACGGGTGGTCCTCGACAGCGTTTGCAACCGGGTGGGGCCATCATTGTGGTGATGACAAGGTGGTCTGAGAAGGATTTGACGGGTCAATTGATTCGCTCGCAGGGCCGTGATGCGTTGGCGGACAGTTGGGAGGTCATTGAGTTCCCGATGGAGATGCCTTCGGGCAATCCTTTGTGGCCTGAGTTCTGGTCTTTTGAGGAAATGCAGGCGGTTAAGGCTTCGATTCCTTTGCCGAAGTGGAATGCTCAGTATCAACAAAACCCCACCGGCGACGAAAACGCGATTATCAAGCGGGAGTGGTGGAAAACGTGGGACAAGCAACAGATTCCGCAGTTGCAGTATGTAATTCAGAGCTATGACACGGCGTTTTCCAAGAGTACGCGGGCGGATTACAGTGCAATTACGACTTGGGGTGTGTTTTATCCTGACGAGGGTTCTGTTGCGAGCTTGATTTTGCTTGATGCGAAGAAGGGTCGTTGGGATTTTCCGGAACTAAAGCAGGTGGCGTTGGAGGCGTACCGTTTTTGGGAGCCTGAGACGGTCATTATTGAGGCAAAAGCGAGCGGGATGCCGTTAACGCATGAATTGCGGAATATGGGCATTCCTGTGGTAAACTTTACGCCTAGCCGAGGGAATGACAAGGTGTCAAGGGTTCATAGTGTATCACCACTTTTTGAAAGCGGCATGATCTGGGCACCTGATGAGTCTTGGGCGCATGATGTTATTGAGGAGTGCGCCGCGTTTCCTAATGGCGAATTTGATGATTTGGTGGACAGCACCACGCAGGCCTTGATGCGGTATCGACAGGGCAATTTTGTACAACTGCCGTCGGATTATTGGGAAGATGAGTCTACCAATCTCCGACCAATGCAATATTACGGGTAACCTTTATGTCAATGTATTCCGGTATTGGCAGTTTTGCCAAGTTCGCAGAAGGTGGCGGCGCTCAACAACAGGATGGTGGCAGTAGCGGCGGCTCCGGACTACCGGGTGTAGGCTCCTCTGGCGGTGCGGGCGCACCTTTGACACGCGAAGAATTTTTTGCCCAATACGGTGGTTTAGGCGGTTTTGTCGGAGGCGTAGTGGGGGACGCGGCCTACCAAGCTTATTTGAAAGCTTTTGGTGCTGGCGCGGTAGGCGGGAGTGTTTTACCGGACTACATGAGAATTAATGACGCCGGTCAAGTTGTTTTTGTAGAGGGCGTTACTAACCGGCAATTTGTTGAGGGCCTAAAACTTCTTGGTTTGCTTGATACGGAGCATAGTGAGGGAAAGACTGACTATGATTGGTTGATTGAGTGGTTCACAGACACCAATGAAGGTGGTCAATCGGACTGGTTAAATGTTCACCTCACGGACCCAGATCGGGCATTAGATTTTGAAGCGGATTATGGCGCTTCTGATTTAACCTCACAAAATAAAGCGACACTTCGGCGTCTTTACGACATTGTCAATAATGCCAGCACGGCAGGCGGTTATTTTACGCCGAGCCAAGGTTTTTTGAACGAGTACAGCACTCCGACGACACCCGGACAAAACTACGATGCTGACGCATCGCGGCCCGTGTTCATTGGCCAGCCTCCGACGGGCGGTACGCCGGAGCAACCGTACTACAGTCTTTCGGACGTTTTGGTTTCGTCTTCTGAGCAACCCAATTTGTATGATCGTTTTGATCCGTATCCTAGCGGTGGTTTTTCGCAGGTTGACCCGTATCAGCGTCCGGTAACGACGCAATACAGTTACCGCCCGCCTTTGGTCACTACGCCAAGTCTAACTTTTGACACGGAAGAACCTGACTCTGTGTCGGGAACTGTAGAAGAGCCGGATACTACGACTACGACCACCGGAACGGGCGGCACGGGCTTAGGTGGCGACGGCACTACTACGACCACGACCACTGGTACTACAGATACCACGGACACGACCACTGGTACTACAGATACCACGGACACTACGACCGACACGACCACGACCACGACCACTACAGCGCCCACGGCACCGCTTACCGGGTATCAGAATATTTCGGCATTTAGGGAGCAGGACCCGTATATTTGGGGAAAAAGGGGAATGCTCTCAGGTCTGAAGGCGCTTGCGGGTTCTCGTCAGGATTTGACGGCGGAAGAATTTGCGTCTTTGTTAAGTGGTCAACAGGGCAAATATGGTGAAGGTTCTACGTTAGCGTATGACCCGCGTTTTGGTATTTACAGCACGATTAGTGACGCGGAGCTTCAACGGCTTAGGGAAACGCAGTCGGTCCCGTATTATATCGACCCCCGCCTGATGACGGATGTTGAGCGTATTCGTAGCAATCTGACGGGCGGCGGCACGTACAGCCGCAGTGTCACGGATGAGGCGGGCAACGTATACAAAATTGACCGTGGCCGACAGTCTACGCGCATTGGCAACAAGCAATATTTCATGAACGAAGATGGCTCTATCACTTCGTATGATGTTGAAGATATTAAATATGACTACACCCCCGGATTTGACCGACAAAACAAGTCCGAAGTAGGCTTTGCCGAAGGCGGCATCGTTGATGTTTACAGTGGTGACATGGCCAATTTGCAGACTACCGGAGAAGGCATTGAGTCTTTCTTGAACCCCGAGCGGTCAAAGGCGACCCTTCGTCGTAACCTTGCGAAACTCGCACCACGGCCCACGGCCCCAGTAATGCAACAGGGCATCATGCCCATGGCCCGATAATGCCTGAAATAGCCCCACCATTTAAATCCTTTGGAGAGTTTGAGGATGCCTTATACGTAATAAATAATGCGGGTAAAAAATTAGGCGCAATTAAATTAGCAACCAACCCAACACCTTTAGGAATTGCGACTTTATTGGCAAACGAGGTAAGTGAACGACTTACCGATAAGTCTATACCAGAACACATCCTCAAGTATCTTCGTAAAAACATCAAGCCCGCCACGGGCTCCGGCAACGTAGGCCCGGATAAAAGCGGTACGGTTATCGCGGAAGGCGGTTATTTTCGTGACCCCACGCAAAGACATGCCACGGCCATGCGGGCGGGGCAGTACGCTGACGGGGGAGATGTTTCTGGCGGAATAGGCGCTTTATTTAAAGAAATTTTAAGCAAGGGCTTGGAAGCGGGCACGGCGAATTATTTGGGCATTCCCAAGCAAGACACGGATTGGGCGTCTTCTATAGGGGAAAGGTACGGTTTATCTGTTCCCCAGAGAGATGCCGCGCGGCACGTGGCTTTAGGGTGGCTGGCGTCAAAGACAGATAACCCTGACTTAGCCAAATTTTTTGCGGACGCTAGAGAGTTTCGACCTTTCGCGGGCGGCCCTATTGTTTCGCGGCGCATGGACTTAGAAAACAACGACATTGGTTTTAACTTGCCTGCTCAAACCAAAGCTGAAGCGGAATCCATGATTTTAGAGCTAGTGGAGAAAGGTCAGGTTAATACTGACGACCCGAGCGGCTATGCTATGGGCGGCGAAGCGCGATATGATATCCGACGCGGCGTAGGCGCATACGCCCCGTATACTAGGAGAGCTTGATGGCTAATGGTGACGATAAATCACAGCTTTCTTCTTTGATGGACAGTACGGCGATGATGCCGGAAGTTACCGAAGAAGAGATGGAATTAGACGTTGAGGTGGCCGCACCGGGCACTTTTGTTGGTTCTGTCAATGAAATCTTGCCTGAAGGCATTGAAATTGAGGAAGAGGAAGATGGTGGAGTTACTATCGACTTTGATCCTATGGCCATGGCGGGTCTGTCTGACGGCGATTTCTATGGCAACTTGGCAGAGGAGTTGGACGATAGAGCGTTGGGTCAATTATCTTCTGAGCTTCTAGGAGATTTTGAGGCCAACAAAGCGTCCCGATCCGAGTGGGAAGACGCGTATTCAAAGGGTTTGGAGCTTCTTGGTTACAACTACGAGGAGCGCACGATGCCGTTTCGGGGTGCGACGGGTGTAACGCATCCGTTGTTGGCGGAAGCGGCCACACAATTTCAGGCGCAGGCATTTAATGAGCTTTTGCCGCCTTCTGGTCCTGTCAGGACGCATGTTGTTGGTGAGAAGACCAAGGACAATGAGGCGCAGGCGCACCGTGTTAAGGATTTTATGAACTACTACATCACGAACGTGATGGAGGAGTACACGCCTGAATTTGATCAGATGTTGTTTTATTTGCCTTTGGCGGGGTCAACTTTTAAGAAAGTTTACTATGACGAGGCGATTGACCGGGCGGTAAGCAAGTTTGTCCCAGCAGAGGACATTGTGGTGCCGTATGGCGCTAGTGATCTGGATTCCTGCGAGAACATTACGCAGGTAGTGAAGATGTCATTGAATGATCTGCGTATTCGTCAGGTCATGGGGTTCTATAAAGACATTCCTGTTATTCCATCTCAGTCTAGCGACGATGAAGTTACGGACGAGATGAATAAGTTGGGCGGTGTAGAGCCTAGCAACATTGATTATGACTGCACGTTGTTGGAGTGCCACGTCAATCTTGATCTGCCCGGCTTTGAAGATACGGGGGAAGATGGTGAACCAACAGGAATTAAAGTTCCTTACGTTGTTACGATTAGTGAGGATAGCGGACAAGTACTTGCCATTAGACGAAATTATCGCGAGGACGACGAAAGGCGACGAAAGATCCAGTATTTCGTCCATTATAAGTTCCTTCCGGGATTCGGATTTTATGGCCTCGGGCTTATCCACACTATTGGCGGCCTGTCCAGAACAGCTACGGCGGCTCTTCGCCAGCTTATTGATGCTGGCACTCTCTCTAATCTCCCTGCTGGTTTCAAGGCTCGCGGACTTAGGGTACGAGATGACGAAGAACCCCTTCAGCCGGGAGAGTTCCGCGACGTAGACGCTCCGGGTGGCGCGATCCGTGATTCGTTGATGCCGTTGCCTTTCAAGGGTCCTGACGGCACGTTGTTCCAGCTTTTGGGCTTTGTGGTTGAGGCGGGCCGT